CGCCGGTCAGGGAATTGAACCAGCGCACCTTGCGGCGACCTGAGCGGCGCTCTTCGTGATACCAGCCATGCAGCACCAGGCTGAACGCCCGCGACCATGGATGGTCATGCAGGCCACGGTCTGGATCGCTTCCCACAAACCGATGCAGGTAAAACCGCCAACCCAGAATGGTGAACAGGTAATAGCGCTCCAGATAGGGCACCGAGCCATCGCTGATGATTCGTGCCGGCAGCCGTCCGGCCAGCCAATACAAAAGCTTGTTCATGACTTCTCCTTTTCGAGTTCCCGCTTCATTTTCGTGAATGCCAGCTTGATCTCGATGAGATCCTGGATTGTGTATTTCTTCGCGTCGTGCGGGGGATCACAACAGAAAGCCCCGCTTCTTCATAAACTCCACAGGGTCTTGATCTTTTTTGCTTATGTTGCAGAACGGGCACAAAACCTGAATATTCTCCCGGCCATTAGCTCCCCCGGATGCAAGCGGCACAATGTGATCAACATGATATTTGCCGTTTAGCTTATTCCTGCAAGCTGCGCACCGACCCTTTTGCAAGGAAAGAAGCGTGCGAATATCTTGGGCAGAGTAATGAGAATCTGAGCCAGCTTTTGCTGATCGGCGCTTGGCTTCGTTGGCGCGCCTTTTTAAAGGATTCTTCTGGGCCCACTCCTTAGCCTGATTTATCTGAATCACCCTATTATCTCTGTAGTGTTCAACCCTATAGGCAGATATGCGCTCCTTGTTCTGCTGCCTATACTTTCTCTTATACTCCAGCTTTCTCGCCCTGATAGACTGGTAATATTCTTGATAGCAGTCTCGGCAAGATGAATACAGGCCGTCCTTCTTCGTCGAGTCTTTGTTGAACTCCTCATGACGCTTTTCGAGACCGCATTTAGTGCAAATTTTCATGCACCCTCCTTTTTGAGTCGCCTTAGCTCGGCTCTGTAGTGAGCTTTGATTTTCTTCAAATCTTCTATCGTGTATTTCTTTGGAGCATGCTTTCCTTCCAGCCAGCCCACGGCCTCCTGCCCGATGCGCTCAATCAGGTTGATGCGGTAATCCACCACCCTGCCGGACATGTCCCGGTTACAGCGTTTACACTGCCGGTGCGCGTTCAGGGGCTCGAATCGCAGTTCCGGGCTGGCGCCTACTGACCGGTAGTGGCCACAGTCCCATGTACCACCTACGGCCTGCGCCCGGACCTCACCGTCATTGCGCCCGCAACTGATGCAGGGCCGGCCCTGGTCCCGCTCCCGGATGTAGGCGTTGAATGCCTTCTGTGCGTCCCGCATGTGGTCAGAGCGCGTCTTGAGGCGCCGCTTTGCCTCCCGGTTTTCCTTGCGGCGCTCTGCCGCCCGTTTATTGGCCTTCAAGGATGGGCCGGCCGCTTTGGCGCACGGGATGGAGCACACCAGTTGCGACGCCACCACCGGCTTGAACCACTCCCGGCACGCTTTGCACTTGCGGCGGCTCGCTTTTAGCGTCACAGCACCCCCAGCGCAGCCAACTGCAGAACGATTGCCAGACCTCCAAGTGTGGCGCATACCCAGTCACGCACCTCAAGGGCCAGAAGGGTGCCGAACACCGTTGCCACAAGGACAAGAATTGCCATGGTCATTGGTTTGACTCCCGATATTCGTCATAGACGGCCTGGGCCTTCTCGCTCCACTGGACGCCCAAGTCCGAACCCTCTGCGTACAGGTATTCCATAAACTGCGATGCCTCACCCTTACGGAAATCCTTCGTACTGGGCCGCACATAGACCGCGCACTGGTTTTTCCAGTCCCATGTGGTTTCGCCAGGGTTAGCCAGTGGCGTTCCTTGCGCCTCCATTTCCAGAGCAAACTGATTGACCAGAACGGCCTTGACCGCATCCTCAGAACTGGCCCGGAAGCACTGCAGTTGAATGTCGCGGATCAAGGCGTGGTATTTCTTTTCCTGCTCCCTGGTCTTGCTGACCTCTCGAACAGCCAGCTCTAGCAAGTCACGCCCCTTCCGAAACTGCTCAGCCAGCAAGCCTTCGAGATGATCCAGGGCGCGTTTGAAGTTGTCCTCGCGCAGCCGGTAAACCTTCTCTCTGCTCATGCGCACCCCCGGTACTTTGGCGTACAGATAACCAGCGCCTGACGCTTCCCAGCCTCAGACTGGGGCACGACGCGCCACCGGTATTCCTCTCCGCTACCGGCGCGAACAATGACGTGGGCCTTTTCGGTGGTGTTTGTCAGCCACTCCAGCTCTTCCACAGCCGCCTCCTGGTCGGTGAATACGGTCATAACGCCCCCGACAAATACCGCGCCACGGCGCTCTGCTCATGCTGCGCCACCAGATCCGCCACGTTATTCGGCGCCTGACCCGGCAGGCACCAGCGGGAAAAGCGGCCCTCGCCTATCAGCTCCACCAAGCCCTTGTCGCGCATGTTCACCAGGACGTACTGAGCCTTTTTCGGCGGTATTCCTGTGCATCGGGAGATTTCGCCCCGGCTCATTGGCCCGTCTTGCAGCAGGGTGAGGATTCGGTCTGTGTGGGTCATGCCGCCCTCCCCGCTTTCCGCGTCATAGCCGCCCGCTGGTTGCCGCTCAGGCGGTACTCAATGTTCAAGGTGGCCGTTACCGGGCAGATGCTCCGGCGGGCACGGGTGATGTGCTTCAGGTCTTCCAGCTCGCGCAATCGGCGGCACAGGGTCTGCACCATCAGGCCAGTGTCGCGGGCAATGACGTTGCGAGTGGCGCCAAACTGGCACCGGTACAGGTACTGCCGGATTCTTTCGCGTTGGGTTGCTGCGTTGTGTTTCATTGCGCCAACTCCACTCTGCATGTAATTGAAACGCCGCTTCCGAGTTCGAAGCGGCCATCTTCTTTGCAGCTCACGAAGACATCCGCCTTTGTGAAATTTTCGCCAATGTCCATAAGGGCCACCGGCACGAAGAAGCTGGCCAGCGCAATAGATAAGAAAAAGGCAAAGTCCCTCATACCGCCTCCCGCGCCACGTTGAGCACTCGCTGATTGGCGCCTGACCAGTACGTCCGAACATTGCCGGTCGGGCCGTGCCGGTTCTTCTCGATAAGCACTTCCAGAATTCCTTTGTCCTGGCTGTCCGGGTTGTAAACTTCATCCCGGTACAGGCACATGATCTGGTCGGCTTCCTTCTCGATTTCGGAGCTGTCGGACATGTCGCCCATGCCGGGGCGCTTGTTGCTGCGCTTGTCCACGTCGCGGCTCACCTGAGCCAGCGCCACCACCGGAATATCCAGTTCTCTGGCCAGCTCTTTCATCTGGCGCACCACCTCGCCCACCTGCTCGTGGCGCTTGGCTCTCGGGTCCGTGGACTTGATGCGCTGGATATAATCGACGTACAGGGCGCGGATGCCATGCATGTGCTTCCACTTCCGGGCCTGCCGCACCACTTCCATGATGGAAATGCCGGACCGGTCGTTGATCTGGATTCCCACATCGGTGTACCGGGAAATGGTCTTGGGCAGCACGTCCCACTCAATCGCCGTCAGTTGTCCGGCGCGCAGCTTGCCAAGGCCGACACCGGAACCGATGGCCAGGGTTCGCATACCCACCTGCTCGTGGGGCTGCTCGCTGCTGATAATCCCGACCGGATGCCCAGCGTTCAGTGCCAGATTCAGCAGGAATGCGGTTTTGCCCATGGCAGGCCGGCCACCCACGACGATCAGGTCAGACGGGTGCAGGCCGCCCAGGTTGTGGTCCAGATCCGCCAGCCCGGTGGGGATGGTGTTCACTTCGCCTTTGCGGGCTTGCTCCATCAGGTCCACGGCGGCGCGCAGCGATTCCTTCATCGTGTATTCGTAGTTTTTCGCCGTGGCGGTCACCTCCATCAGGGCGCCCATCAGCGTGTCGATGGCCTCCATGCCCTTGCTGGGGATTTCCTGCAAGGCTTGCTGGCAGGCCTCCGTGGCGGCGAGCTTCTGGCGCACCTTGCGCAGCTCCTTGGCGTAGGCGCCCACCCCGGCAGCGCTGGGAGTGTTCCGCAGGCGCTCTGACAGGTACTTCGTCCAGTCGCGCCCCCCGGTGTTTTCCTTGAGCCAGGAACAAACCGTCATCAGCTCAACCGGTCCGGCCATGTCCACGTTCTGGATGGCTTGCCAGACGGTCTTGGCGTTCGGGGTAACGAAATCCCCCACGGTCAGGTCCAGGCTGGACAGAACGGAGTTGTTCAGCAGCACAGCGCCGATGATGGCGTCTTCCGCTTGCATCGCTTGATCAATCAAGGGTCAGCTCCCGTGGCCGTGCCGGGCCGCCAGTTGGTTGCTGTCCCCGTGGTGCGAAGTCAGGAGACTTTCCGAGCCATGTGCGGAACGCTGCCTGCCAGTCTGCCTGCCGTCGGTCGTTGGCCAGGGCGTGATTGATAAACTTCGGCAATTCGTTATTCAGCGAAACACCGAGCTTCAAAGCCAAAGCCTTGCAGGACTCGTTGGGAGTAAAGTTTTCAGAGATTGGGGTTGCAGGTTTCTTTCGTCCCCCCTTGGGGGATTCAGGGGGACTACCCTCCTTTCCCTTCCCTTCCCTTCCATTCCCTTCCGGGGGTGAACCCTCGCCGTCTGTTCGCTCATTGTTCGCCGAACACTTGCCGTTCTCTCCTTGTTCGTTCTCTGAATCCTGCTTACGGCGACGCTTCGGATTTTCGGGAACTTTTCCGTTTGGTAACGGGAACTTATAGCTGGGTTGGTCAATTTTCTGGTGCTTGGTGAAACCGGTTATCATCAGGAACTGTTCGCTATCAACGTCATAGCGACGGATCAAACCGGCATCCTCCAGCTCTTGCAGAAACCCGCCAATTTCCGAAGCGTCGAACGCGTCCCCAGGGAAAACCTGCATCTTGATCCGCATGGGCTTAGCTGGGTGAACGCCGTTGTCGTCCGCGAAATTCATCAGGCCGATGAACATCAGGCGAGCGTTCGGCGAACATTCAACGATCTGCTCACTGGTCCAAAATTCTGGCTTGATAGTGCGAATACGGGCCATTACTGCAAACCCTCTTTGATGTGCTTTAACCAGCAGTTTCTGGTCCGGGTGCAAGGCTTTTCCGCCATGCGCTTTGCGGCCTGTCTGGCCAGCCGCTTGTGTCTCTGGCTTTTCGTTTCGTGCTTTGGCATGATTACCTCGTGCTTCACATGAAAGCCCCGGTTGTCGCCTACCAAGCGCCGGGGCTTTTCTTTATCGGTTAACTGCTTCCAATTTGCTTGGGGCACGTGCCCCACCTTCCAGCTTCTCGATCTGCCCCCGGATCACTCCGCGCACTGCCTGGATGCTGTCACCCTCGTTCGCATAAGCGCGATCAATGACCTTCAGTTGCTCGATTGAAAGCTTGTCCAAGCCGTGGAACACCACGTCATTACGGATTCGGTCGGTGATGTTGTCGGCCCGTGCATTGGCCTCCCACGCGCAGAACTCAGCCTCAGCCATCTGGCGGGCTGTTCGGCTTGGAAAGATGGTTGCCACGGCGGCGGACTGATACGGCTCAGGAAGGGCCGGAATGAACGCCTCAAGCGCAAAATCGAAGTGCAGCGGGGATTCCCGGCAGAACATTTTGCGGATGCGCTCACAGGCCTGCTTTTCGTTGTGCGTGGGAATGTTCGGGCTCAGGTGGTACTCGGCCCAGGCCTTGGCAATTTCGATGGCCAGACGGCTCTGGCAAAAATCCCGGTCACGACCAATGGCATCCCAGATGGCGCCCAGCTTCTCAGTGGCCGTGCCGTGCTTCTGGATGCTCTGGGGTATCTCCCCCATTACTTTGCTGATTGCGTCCATCTAATCTGGCTCCATGGATGACTTACTTGCTGAAATTCAGCCTGTTTTGTGCGCTGTGCTACTCTTTGCGATACCGGGGCTGCTAACCCCGGCTGTCGCCAATAGCACGGCGGCTAAAGGGCACCCCCGGAAAGGGAGAGAAGACGGAAGGAAACTTCGCGACGCCGGCGTTACGGGCGTCCAACCGTCTGAACTCTCCCCTTCGGGGCTGTCCGAGGGCGATTGCGGCGGTGCCGCTCTACGCCCCAGCTGGACCCGCCATCCTAGGCAGGCGACCAGCGAGCGCCCCGCAAGGCGCTATACAAATCAGGTCTTCCATGACCTGGCCGGCCAGGTCGCGACCATGGGGAATAGCCATGAAATCGCGTCTGACCATCGAGGTACGGATCGATGTGGCAAAGGTGATTACTGCGATCTCGGGATTGCTGCTCACCTTGCACTTCATCTGTTCGCACCTCTAAAGACCTGCCCGGTAGCCGCAAACTGCCGGGCAGGCACTCAATTCATTGCCCGGCTTCAGGCGGCGGATTCCTTCTTTTGCGGAGGAAATACATCCTCAAGAGAGCAATCAGCACCAAGCTCATTCAGGGCATCAACGATCTGCCGAGCCACTTGTAGGCCGGGCTCTCGGTTTCCTGTTTCGTAGTTGCTGAGACGGGACTGGCGCCAATCAAGGTGCGCGCACAGGTCAACCTGCTTTATGCGCGCCTCTTCTCTGATTTGCTGGATGTTGTTCATTGCTTCCTCCGGGGTAGTGCGCCCATTTTAAACACGTTATGTGTTAGCTATCAACACGGAAAGTGAAGGATGCACATTACAAACTGTGATATTTATCCGGACATGAGTAATCTGGGTAAGAGAATCAAGCAATTCCGGGAGCGAAAGCAGTGGTCGCAGGCCGATCTTGCGCGCGCTTGTGGATGGGAATCACAGTCCCGAATAGGCAATTATGAAGCGGGCTCTCGAGAGCCGCCGCTGGATGTTTTGCGCCTTATAGCTCGCAAGCTGGGCGTCTCGCTGATGGAGTTGCTGGATGAGGAGCAGATGCCCGCCAAAGTATACGAGTTTCCATATCCCTATTCGGCAGATGCCGACACGGCGGACAAGGCCGTCATAAAGCGCTTTGATGTTGCGGGCAGCATGGGCCTTGGAAAGCTGGTTAACCAGTTCCCTGATGTAATAGACACCATGCGGGTTAGCAAGGAGTGGCTTAGCCGTAATGTGATCTACTCCAGCCTGGACAACCTAGCGCTGATAACCGGCCTGGGTGACAGCATGGAGGGCACTTTCA